GACCTGGATGAATCTGATATCCAAACATTGCTATTGAATGACAAGATTCGCATCGATAACTCATGGTGGAATATCAACAAGGTGATTGACTATGATGCGAACAACAACGGACCAACTAAAGTTGAATTGATTTCAGTGGATACGGACATCGAATTTGCACCATTCCAAACAAAGCCAGGAACACCAACATCCCCAATCACATCGGTTGATGCAGTTGAGTCAACCATTGTGACAAAATCCATTCAGTCCAATGGGAATCTAAGTGGAGATGATGTCATTGTGAAGGGTACAGGCAACATTGTTGGAACAGGGCTGAGAGGGATTGTAATTGGTGACAATAAGGTATTGAATGATGATGGAATAATAACTCCGCAAATCAACGGAATCACGTTCCAAACGAGAGGATATGTTGCATTACTCAATCAACTAAGTACATCAGCACCAACAGTGATTGAATTCTCCAACACAATCGGACAAATCACCTGGACTCGCACCGCTCAAGGTGAGTATCTTGGAACTCCATTGATTCCATTGGATACATTGACTACCTTTGTAACTATTGGAAACACTGAACACGACTACCTCGCAACCGCAAACATCAACACCGATGGCAATGTGGTAGTGAGAACAACCAAAACATCCAACCATCAACATACCGATGGGAGGCTTAACTATTCACCCTTAGAAATCCGAACATATGAGTAACGAGGTAGCAATTGATTTAACATTAAACGGAGTAGGCTCCCTCAAGTCGCAGTTAAAACAATTAAAGGCTGCGATTGCTGAGGCTAGTGATCCCGCACAAATGGATGCACTCGCTAAAAAGGCGGGAGAGGTATCGGATAGGATAAAGGATGCCAATGATGCGGTGAATGTATTCGCTTCAGGTTCCAAATTTGAGCAGATATCCTCATCATTCGGAGGTATCAAGGATTCAATCATGTCATTGGATTTTGAAGAGGCAGCGGCTAAAGCAGGGACCTTCCAAAAAGTAATGGGTTCCATCGGTAAAGCTGAGATAAGTACCGCATTGAAAGGAATCGGTAAAACAGTCACTACTCTTGGGAGTACATTCATGAAGCTCGGTGCTCAAATCTTAATGAATCCAATCTTCCTATTGGCTGCGGTTATCACATTGATTGTGGTGGCGGTAGTTCTATTCATGAAAAAACTTGGAATACTTGACGATGTACTCAAGGTGATAATGGCTCCCCTCAATTTACTTATTGCAGGATTTAAGGAATTGACTGATTGGTTAGGGATAACACAATTCGCTGCGGAAGAGAATGCTGAGAAGATGGCAGCCGCGAACAAGAGAGTCCAGGAATCATCCAAAGAACGTGAGGCGGTAACGAATCAAATGTACTCGAATCAACTTGCATTGCTCAAAGCTAATGGAGCTGATACCTACAAAACGGAAGTTCAGGCATCCATGTCCAAGAGTTTATTTGCGAGGGAGAGATACAATTCAGCATTAACCGCATACAACGCTGAGAGAGCTCTTGGCAAAGCAGCGGATGCAGCGAAGTTGAAGGACTTGAAAAAGCAAATTGCAGATGAGAGAGCAATCATCGGAAATGAAAGAGTTAATCGCCAGGTATTAGCAATCAATGATGCCAAAGCAGATGCGGCAGCAGGAGCAGCAGCAGCGAAAGCAGCAGCGGATAAGAGAAAAGAGAACGCAGCGAATCGATTAGCAGCGGAGAGAGCAATCATTGATAATCGTATTGCCTTAATTCAAGATGAGAACAGACGAGAATTTAAAGAACTCAAAGAAGGATTTAAAAGAAAAGCAGAGGATATTAAATTAAATGATAAATTAACTGCCTCAGAAAAGAAAATTTTATCAGACCAAAATATCGCCTTAATGGTTCAGGCTGAAGTTGATTTTCGTGAAAAACAATTAAAAGCTGCTAATGATGCAGCAAAAGAATTAGCAAATAAAGAAAAGGAAATAAATGATAAGAAAAAGGAGGAGGCAAATGAAAGATTTGTAAGGCTTCAAGAACTTACCTTATCCGAAAGTGAATTCAAGATATTTCAACTTGAGGAGGAATACGAGAAGGAAATGAAATTGGCAGGTGATAATGCTGCCTTGAAAAAAGCACTCACCGCTAAACTTGAATTGGATATAACTGATATCGAGAAAACCGCAGCAGAGGAGAGGATTGCTTTAAAAGAAGAGGAGGAAAAAAAGAAACGCGATGCACAACTTAAAACGGCTAACGATGCACTTGACATTGCTGAGGATGGAGTGAAATCAATCCAAGCACTTGGTGATATTGCATTCGCTAACAAGATGAAGAACGTGGTGAAAGGTGGTAAGGCTGAGGAAGATTTAGCCAAGAAACAATTCAAGTTCAACAAATCGATGCAGTTAGCAGGTGCAGTGGTGGATGCTGGTAAGGCGGTTACCGCTTCATTAGCAGCTGCACCATTAGCAATTGGAGTTGTACCGAATCCTGTTGGTATTGCAAACCTTGTGGCAACCGCAGCAATGTCCGCAGCTAACATCGCAAAGATAGCAGCAACACAATTCACATCAACATCCGCACCGGCACCACCATCCACACCATCGGGAACATCAGCACCTGACACATCGGTACCGGCATTCACACCTGGTAATCTATTTGGTCAAAACAACGATCTAAACAATGTCGGGGGAAGTCAAGATACCAACACAAACATCACGGTTACGGCAGTTGTTTCCGAAACGGAAATAACTGCGACACAAAACAACATATTGAAAATCCAAAAATCAGCACAATTATGATATCTTACCAAGCATTAACCGATGAAATTATCGCTTTCTACAATGCACATCTGCAAGTTAAAAAGGTAGGCACTGATTTTAAGGAGCAGTTATTCAACTTTGCCACTAAGGATGAGAAGTACCCACTCGTGTATGTGGTCCCTGTGGATGTCATTGCAGGTGATAACGTGAACTTATTCAACCTTGAGATATATTGCTTTGACATCATCCAAAAAGACCGTGCAAATATCACCACAATTCTCTCGGATTGTCAGCAGATTCTCAATGACCTTTATCTCAACTATACATTCTCATTGACCGATACTGATTTCGATGTGGAAGGATTTCCAACATTCACCCCATTGAACAATGACCTCTTGGATTACGCAGCAGGATGGTTGATGAGCATTACTTTTGTACTTCCTTCATGGACTGATTGCCAAATTCCTGAACAAATCGGTGATTAATCTTAATATATAGGTATGGCTTACAAGAACACAGGCGAATTCAACATCAAATATCCCACGAGAAGAAGGGTGGCGAATGTATTAAAGAAGATTATCGTTGATGAACAGTTGATTGATACACGCACTTTGTATGATTCCATCCGTATCAATGCCAAAGTAACTACCGAAGGCAATCTTCGTATTGAGATACTCGCAGCATATTACTTCGGATTCCTAAACAACGGTACAATCACCATTGCACCCTACCATTTGGTGCGTAAATTCAACACCGCACTTGAGCAAAGTGGATTGATATCCGAGATGTACGGACAATACGTTCAGAACATGGCTCAAAAGTTCCCTATCCTGGAGCTTGGTGGATTGCTTCGTAAAAAAGTAAAAGTCATTTATGATTTCAATCCTCTATTCGGAGAGTTTTGGGATGCATTGGATTACTAAATTTCCAACTCTTTTCTCATTGCAAGGAAGTTAAAAATCAACACAAGTTTGGTGTCGGTTATCGCATCGAACTTTGAGAGGTCACCATTGCACATTGTCCATATCAATTGCTCCCATCCCCACTTGGAAGATTTCTTTTCCTCTTCCTGCTCTTTACGTTCTTCCACATCAACAACTTCTTCATCATCCTCAAAGGATTCAGTCATTAGGTTGGCATGGCTATCAAGGAAGTTTTGGCGGAACTGAAGGTACTCAGGTATCAATCCAAATACTGAGGTAATGGGATAGTCATTGAAGAGATGCACCCTCTCACTTGATTTGAATTTATATGGCTCGGTGATAACATTCCCCCATTCATCAGTGGATGTCTTCCGGTAAAGGATTGCACATATGTTGCGAAGATTCTTGATGTAGTCATCGGTCACGAATGCCTCCAGTGTGATAAACTCACCGAGAGTGATATCAACAAATGGCTTGAGCTTTAATTCACCGAGTTGATGCTGATATCTTTTGGATGGCTCCGATGTCATCCACTTCAATTGCTTGGTGATGTTCTGAAGTTCGTCAAGTTCTATATCATCGAAGTCCTCAATGGGTAGGTCGGAGAGGGTGGAGAGCACATCAGTATTGTACTGCAATGTTCCATCCTCAATGTTTAATGACCTTATCTCAATGAATTGCTCAATCGTTATTTGGCTCCACGCTTTCGGCAGCTTCAGATTTTGCATGGCTTGAGATTTTTTCAGTAACGAATACCAGGTAAGGCACTGCGATTTCCGCTTTCAATTGTTTGAATAACTTCGCTTTGTGTTTCAAATGTGCTTCAGTGTAGTGTTCCGCTTGGCTGAGGTCAGTTCGTTTGAACATCAATGCCAACAAATCACTAATCCAATTGTGCGATTTACGACCAATCAACTTCTCAATCATCTTGGTATCCTTCACCGAGAGCTTCATCTTCGCATCATAGGTATATCCATCCAATTCAATTGATTCAATCGGCTCTTTTTTCTCATAGTTATTAGAATTGAATTCCTTCACTATCTCAATAAAGTCGGAAAGTTCAACGTCATTGTCATCCCATTCGGATTCCTTAACACCGAAGTATTCAAAAATCTTGATATACCTATCGATGTTATCAAGCTCCTTGTTGTTGGTGATTTCAGTTACCTTCTCGAATTGTTCAATGGTCAATTCATCCATCTTGTTGGGGATTTCCCTCTCAAAAAATTTTATCATGTGTATAGATTTATGAACAAATATACAATTTTCTTAATATATACATGACCAAAGATTTGCCAATTTACAAAATCACTATTGATCCCGAATACTCCGATGGAGAAGATTTGGGCATTGAGCAGATTGCATTCACTTCTCAACCGGCAATCAAGGTGAAAGGAATGGCATTCGAACAAGCACAACGAATGATATTCGCTGATGACTTAAAGTATCGAATCACCGCACCTGCCATGATACCGATGGAGATATATCGCAAGGATGACCAGGAGGGAGAATACTATGTGCAATTCACTGAGGAAACAATCGCGAAGATTCATGAGAAGTTCATGAGTGACCTTCGCAATCGCGACCTATTCAACCTGGAACATGACACATCCAAGACAGTTCCTGCATATATCCTTGAAACATGGGTGGTTGATAATCCAAAACAAGATAAGGCATTCTCAACATTTGGTATTGAAGTTCCAAAAGGAACATTGATGGTAACTGCTCAGATAACTGATAAAGAGTATTATGCTGAATTGGTTGCCAATGACCAGGTGGGATTCTCAATTGAAGGATTCCTTGGTTTAAAATTAAGTAATCAATTAAATAAATATAACATGAACAAATTACCTGATGGGGAGCACTTAATCGATGGCAAAATCTACGTTGTAGTGGATGGCGAAATCATTGAGATTAAGGATGCACCAGTTGTCGAAGAGGCAATGGAAGAGGTTGCAATGGAAGAAGTTGCACTCGAAGAAACAGTTGTTGAGGAAGAAGCTCCAATTGTTGAAGATGCAGTTGAGGAAGAAATGGCAGTTGATCCCGCATTGGATGCTGAAGCTATCCTTGCAATCGTTACACCGATTCTTGAGGAGAGAGAGAAAGCAATCATCGCATTGATCGCTGACCTTCGCAACCAAATGGAAGAAATGTTAGTCACTGAAACTGAAGATGAAGTTGAAATGACTGAAACAAAATTATCGGCACATGACAAGTTTAGTGCAGTTAGCAAATTTTTAAATTCTAATAATTAATAAACAAAACAAAAACAAAACAAAATGAGCAGAAAATTAAAATTCGACTTGGACATTGACGCATCAGCGTTATTGCAAGCAAACAGCGAGGCATTCTATTCTCGTGCGTATTTGAATGAGGAAGTAGTTGATAACTACCGTACACTTCCAGGAGTAAAGTACAAAACTAAAATTTCAACCGTAACTTTCGGTCAAGTTTTACAAGCTGAGAACTGTGCTTGGAATGCTTCCACTGATGACCTTTCATCCGTTGAAATCGACGTATGTGGATTAAGTGCGATGGCAGAAATTTGTCAATTTTCTTTGGAGCAATCATTCGTTTCATTGCAAATGACTAAAGGTTCTAACGGTGATTTCACTGTTGCTTCTTTCATGGATTTCTATTGGGGAGAAATGGCAAAAACAATCGCTGAGAACATCGAGAAATTACGTTGGTTAGGTGATACGGATTCTGAGGTTGATGCATTGGCATTGTGTGATGGTTATGTGAAGTCATTAGTTGCTGATTCAGCTAACGTGATTGACATCGCTTCACCGGTTGCTATCAACGCATCTAACGTACTTGCTAAATTGGCATTGGTTTACGCTGCTATTCCTGCTGCGGTTATCGCTAACCAAGGAGAATTGAGAATCTATGTATCTACACCGGTAGCTACTGCTTATCGTGCTGCGGTTGCTGCTGCGAATACTCAAGCCAACTTGACTCAAGCATTGGATTTCTCATACTTAGGTATCAAAATGGTAATGTGTCCAGGAATGGGAACAACATCCAAAATTGTTGCTACGTTACGTGGAAATCTTTTATACGCATTCGATGCTGAAGGAGATGGAAAAGCATTACGTGCAATCAATCTTGCTGACACAGTTGCTGAGCCGGTAATCCGTACTCGTGCAAACATGAAAGTTGGATTCACTCACGTGAATGGTGCTGAGATTGTATTCTACAATTCAGTTGCATAACATATTCTTGAGGGGATGAAATACTCCCCTCTATTTTTTAAAATTTAAAACAACAAAAAATGGCTTGTGAAAATTTAGAATCCATAGTTAAGTCGTGCGACAATAACAGTGGTGGGATTTTCAAGGTATATATCAACCAACAAGATAACATCGATGGATTCACTGTGGACTCAGCTCCAA